GCCGATTTTGGTCTTAAACTTTTTTTCCGCCATCTCTTTTCTGCTGCATGGTGTATTGTTCCTTTGAGGCAGGCCACATCTTGTGCCTGCATCGGTAACCGCCTGCATAATTGAATATGGTCTGCTTCGTTGTGTTCGGCATCTTGCCAGACCAACTCTGATTCGCCCATGATTCAATTTCAGATTTCTTGTATATCCTGCCAACTCTGGTCTTGCAAAAAGGCCGGCTTGTCTTTATTGCAGTTCCTGAATAAAGGAAGTAGCTAATATTCAGGTCGCTGCTGACCGCATCCAGATAGCTGCGTTGGAAAATCATCATGCTATCGGAAGCCAGCCGCCCGATTTCGCCTTGCAGAATCGGATTGGCAGTTTTAGTGCCTTCGATTAGGTTCTGCAATAGGGCTTCAAATTGGACCTTATTGCTTTTGCTACTCAAACTGGTTAATAGGCTGCTGACTATCGGCTCGGCCAGTGCTGCCTCAACCCCGGCACCGAGTAGCGCATCTTTGGTCTGCTCAATGCTGACCTTTACCAGATTGTCGTACAGGTCAGCTTTGGGAGTGTACTTATCCACCACCAAAGAAAAGTATTGGTCGGTCAGGTCTCGAAGTTGCTTGTAGCCGCTTGTAAAGTCTTTTATTGCCTCATTGTAGGCCTCGTTTTCGCCAATGGTGGCCATGATTTTCTTTTTCAGGCGAATGATTTCTAAAAGCTGCTTTGCCCGGGTATCTGCTGACCCGCCAAACCGGACAGGTGCAGTAATCTCCAGCACTTGCCTATAAAGGTCTTTGAAAATCGTCGGATATTTCGCCGCAAAATCAGCTTCCAGTTGATTTTCCAAAGCCTCGATTTTCTTTATGATTTCCTCCCGGCTCATGCCTCAAAAGTAACCCGGCTAATTTGCCGCTGCGATATTTTCTCCAGTTCATCTTGCGCCAACCTTTCCAAGTCCAGCCTTTTTTCGGTGTAGGTCTTGCTCCACCAACTATCATCCTCGGCAGTCAGCACATTGGTAAAGTAGTCAATCTTGACCGCCAGCATTGCATCCACATCGGACACCATGCCAGACTCTTTCAGCAAGGCAATCTCATCCGGCTTGTAGTTCGGCAGCGGATTCAGCCGTTGCCGGATTTCGTTTTTCTTCACCGCCATTGAACCTTCACCGTACTGCTTTATTAGCAGGTCTCTTTCAAGTCCATTGCTGATTTCCGGGCCAAAAGATTTATCCCGGGCCATTGCCAGTGCATCGGCAATTTCCGCAGCGGTGTAAATATCAAAGTCGGTCGGTATGGTCAGCTTTGGCAGGTTCTGGTTCATCCTTTCCTCAGTTACCAGATTTGGAAGGACCGCATACTTTTGCAGGTAGAGGTTTTTGGCAACCCACTGGTAAACGGTAACATAATGGACCGCAACTTGATAAAGGAAGGTATGCACCTCTTTTTTGTCCTGAATTTTGGCCTCTCCAGATACAGCCAGAGGGGATTCAAAAAGGTATTCAAGGCCCAAGGCTCGCATACCGTTGTAAAGGCGGGTTTGAATCTCGATGCCAAATTCTTTGATAGTTGCCAAATCTCGCTCAATTATCCCGGCAGGCGGCGTTGGTATTGCCGTCAGCTGATTTTCGTTTGTCAGCGCATTGGTTTTCGGGATGCTGATAACTATCTTCTGGAATGGTGATTCAACTACATCATTACCAGAGCCATTGCAGGTCTTGCAGGTAGTCTCCGCACCTTTCCCCCTACCTGAACCTTTGCAGGTCTTGCAGGCAGTGGACTTGTATTCCCACTCTTTCGGATAGGCCTGTTTAATCCAAAGGATGTTGTTGTCATCGGCCCTTCTCAATGCCTGATTCCACTCCGGTATTGCAGCCTGAACAATGGACTCGTAAATTACAGTGTAGTCTTCTACCTCGTAAACAACTGAGCCAACCGTATGAATCGGATAAGAGGAAAATATCGGGTAGGCCTCGATGCTGATTTTGTCAGTCTGCCCCTGCTCGTAAGTTACATAGTAGAAAGTAGTCTCATCGCAGGCACCGAAGTATTTGATTCGCTTCTTTTTGTCTTCTTCAATCTTCCAGACTGCATACGATTCACCCAACTCGACAATGTCTTCAGATTCAATTAACTGCGGGAATGGCTTATCCAAATTGAACCCTTCCCGGATTTCATCCACTTTCGGCGCAACCCAGATAAGGGCATTTGGGTCTGAAAGGTAGTACCGCTGAAAGGTTTGAAATAGCCAATCTTCCAGACTGCCGTAGACTGGCAGCTTCTTTTCGCAGTATTCCCGAAAGCTATTATCCTGAGCAATGCCGGTTTGAATCTCATTCTCAAGCCAGTTAATCCGGAAGTCATCGGCCTGCCTGATTTTGGTCAGCAGGTTTTCGACCCTTTTAATTGGAACTCGGGAGGGGCATTCCCATACCCTCTCCCGTTCCAATTTCATCCACTCTTCTTCATTTGGCCGTGTCGATTCAAGTAGCCGCCTCGGATAGTCATCATCAAAGTGATTTTCCAGTGCCTCGTAAATCTCCCGCACTTCCTCATGATAATCAGTTTGGAAGTTTATCTTTTTCGGGTTACTAAGTATGGCAATTAAGTCTTCCTGAGTCAGCATCGGCGCAAAGATTAAAGAGTTTTGGTTACTGTAACTTCAAAGTAGCCAACAGTGCAATCGCTGCAATCGTTGGTAATCTTGAACTTAATGTTGAATGACCCGGCTGGAGTCTCACTGTCATCAGTTGTAATGGTTACCAATCCAGTAGCAGCATCCAACACAACCGATTCAACATAGGTCAGATAATCGGCATCGATTGACTCAATAGAGTAAACCAAAGCGCAATCGTTATCAACTGACTTGTTGAGTGTGCCGACCATTGTAAAGGTAGCAGTATCATCCGGCCCGATTGAGATTGAGTAAGGACTTGGTAGGTTGTTCACCTCGTAGTAAAGGCCTTCCAAGAAATCATCTGAATCGTAGTCGTCAAAGATAGCCAAAGGGCTTCCTTTCTGCACCCACTTGATGGTTGCCTGTCCTTCCAGAAGGTCGGTCGGGCCGTCGGTGTGTACTGCATCGCCGTAAAGGGTAATCTGGCTGCCAGAGGCATCAAAGATTAACTGTTGGGTAAAGTAGTAGAGGTCGTACTTACTGCCACCGCTGCGGATAGCATTGTAGAAGGCCTGATTCTCCTTAATGAATTGGTCCACATACTCAAGAGTGTGAGAGGTGTTACCAACTTTGATGGATTGGTTACCGAAGCCGCCTAATTCAGCAGTTTCGGGCCGGGCTTTTGAGCCTCGGATATTTAGGATTGCTTTCACATCCCCGGTAAGCATACCCTCATAAATGCTGTCTAAAAAATCCGCAGAGGAAGTTTTAATGACCGCATAGTTTTTCTTCACCAAAACAATAGCATTGATTCGGCTCGAAAATTCAGAGTCGCACTGGGGCTGGACATAGCATAAGTCCTGACCGCAATTGAAATTCATAAATTTTTAGCAATTTACACAGCCTTGATTTAGAGGCTGATAGTTCTGTTTTTTCGCTTTGACCTTCACTTGACAAAGGCCAAAATAGGAAGTTATCGTGCTGAAATCTTGGTTGTGGCTCACCTCAAAATCAGTAACATAAAGGGATTGATTGCCGACATTAAAAGTCCTGTGATTCGTGGCAGATTGCAGGGCTTTCAGGGTCGAATCGTCAATCCAATTGGTGTGCAAATTTAGTATTAAATCGGTTCTTACCGAAGTGCTGCGGCTATTTCCATTTGAATCCCGGTAAACAGATACCTGATTCTCAAAATCCGGGCCGGCACCGTTAATTCCAAACCGGACCTGCTGAAACCATCCATTAAAGTATTCAAAGCCCTCGGCAATGTTATTACCTTGGAACTGAATAATCTGGCTGAATTGGTCGGTTGAATCCACTTGAATAATATTGCTGAAAGCATATACCGCTCCGGTGTAGTTGTCCACAAGGGCTATCCGGTAAGTGCCATCAGGCAGGGTAAAAGGGATTGTGAAGGTGCCTTGGTATTGGGTCGGGAAAAGGAACTGCAAGTCAAGCGTTTCCTGCACCCCGAAAAAGGAAGGTAGGTCTTCGATAACAACTCCGGCCTGAACTGCATTCAATTCAGGACAACTTTCAAAGCAGAAGTTTAGCCGTACCCGGAAAGTTTCGCCAACCGGAATTATTTCGCCGTTTACCGTAATGCCATCGGGCCAATCCAATGCAGATACAGCATCAATAAAGTCCTGCGGGTCATCACTCGGCACGGTGCCAGCGGGCAAGGTTACCAAAGTTGCTATTATAGCCTCTTCTATTGCCGTTGCGCCTCCGGTAGTCGGATTGCTGGCCTGTATCAGAGTGCTGAAATTGAGGTCGAAGTCATCCAGATAGTCCGAAATAAATTTATCCCAATCCAGCCAGTAATTAGGCTCTGAAACGGTAATCAGGTATGGGAAAACAACTGAAAGGCAGTTTGCCTCCGGCCAAACAATCTCAGACTGTATCGGCAATTCATTACCATTGCAATCCACTATCAAGGCTGATAGCTCTGCACCCACTGGAATGTTGCTGCCCTCGGTCGGGATATTGACCTGAAAGACATCACCCTGAATGGCAGGAAGAAAATATTCCTGCAATGGCTCCGGGCTGAAATCGCAAAAGTCAAGGTCCAGAAAAACGGACTGATAGGTAAAACCATTGCCGTCCACCTCAAGAGGCAAGTTGGCATTAAAGGCATCGATGTAAATCTGATAGAGGTCAGTTATTCCAGTCGGCTCAGTCGCAATGAAAATCTGCACCCGCCATTGGCCATATTGCTTTTGACCGAGTAAATGCAGGTCTCTGCTGCCATTGGTATTGATTAGCGCAACTTCAAAGAGGTCAGGAAAATAATCCTCAGTTGATAGCGTGTAACTAAGCCCTGAGGGTAATATCCCTGCTGCATTGGCTATAATGGTAGTGGCATCATCCGAATCGACAATAACCGAAATGACCGCCTTTAGGTAGTTTACCCCTCGCAGTTCGTTACCGGAAAGAGGCTGAACCTTGCGGGTTCGCCCCAGTTGGCATGGCCCTGATTGCTGCCAGTCATTATCATTGGCATATCGGTTTACCCAGTTTGGGCCGTCCTGATAAAAGCCAAAAGGATAGACCGTAAAGGCATTGCCAGCCTGCTCCTCAATTTGCCGGATGCGGTCGGTTTTCGGCAGATTCAAGCCTGCACCCAGCCCCACCGCAAAGGGCATCAGATTGGTGTCGGTAAATCGGATGAAGGGCTGCATGGGTTATTACGCCGGGATTACATAGCCAATCCAACCGTGCTGCTCATTCAGGTACAGGTAAGCACTCCCAGCCACATAACCATTGGCAATTGTTATAGCTGCATCGGCTGCACTCTTGTTTTCAAATGAGGGGATGGTGCAAAGCGATATGGCAAAGATGGCACCTGC